GCAACGACTTGTTCCACTGCACGATGGTGTCCGCTTGCGCTCTATAACTGGTCAAATGGCGGCTACTGACGAGGTCCATAAAGAGAATCGTCCTGATCTTGGCGTCCTCCTCACTAGCACCACCCATGGCATACCAGGAATTGATGTAATCCAGGATAACCCACAACAACGCGGGAACCTGGGAAGAGTCAAAGCCAGCAAAATCACCATCCCAGACGTTCTGTCCTGTTGGGTCTGCTGTGTGCAGAAATCTCTTTAGCTCGTCCCACTCGGAATAAGGGTTCATCCCAAGTGTGACACCTGTCTCATTGTGCGTACGCACCAAGGCGCCAACAAAGGCACCGAAGTACATACGGCACAAAGTGTAGTAGCGCAAATCAGTGCCTGCTATAAGACGGGCACTCTTACCACGCTTCCTCGTCTCATCCTTGAGGAAGTCCCTGCAAACGAACAAGGGCCTTTTCCCCGACTTTATTACAGTCAATAGAGAATTGACTTGGCGTGCAAGCTCAATGGCTTCTTCTTTACCAAGATCAAGCTCCTCTCCTGAGCCGAAGAAATGCTTCTTGTTGTTGATGCCTTGGGCACATAGTGGATATCCCACGGATGTACCCCGGGTCAAGGACTTTAGCCCAATCTGATTGTCGCCCCTAATGGCCTCATCAAAAGTGAGGACCTTACGGGTCATGTCGATTGACGAGTCAGCAAATTTCTTCATACCGGCATATAAGCCGTCTTTGAAGATCGCTGTATCAGGGACGAACGTGTCACCAGCAAAGGGTTTAAGCGCGTCCTCCATCTTAGATGGGTGGAGGTTCATGACCACAAGGTCCTCGGGAGGTTGGCCTTTCATCGTTGTGATGGCCTCTTTAAAATACCTCTGAGCACCAAAGTGGGTCTCCTCCATTTTTGACCTCACGGGTGCAGAGACAGGCTTTGACACCAAAAACAGTGGTGTGAGCTGTCCTACTCTACCGTCGGACGTGAAGGGAGCTGAATTCACAGACTCCAGTGTTACATCTCCCCACTCAGATTCTTCCAGAGAGGCAGGCTGTACG